GTTCTTTTTCTAAATGATGACTTTGAGGGAGGAGACTTTGTATTTCCAGAGTTAAGAGTAAGAATCCGTCCAGAACCAGGACTTCTGATTGCTTTTCCATCATCTCAACATTATCTTCATAAGGTTGAACCAGTTATTTCAGGAACTCGTTATGCGATTGTCAACTGGATGACCGTTCAAGGAGTTAAAACCAAAGCAGAACAAGACAAAGAACTAGAAGATAAATATGGTATAAAGGTCTACTAAGAACAATGTCTCAACTTTTAAAGCATTACTGGTTAGATAGGGATAATGGTGAGTGGGCAACTTATACTCGTTTTGGTCTGATGATGCCCCACATTCAGGGATTGGAAGTTGTTCATAATCTATCAGATGTAAATGATATTCCTTATATGCTTTCGACTTGCCCTGAATATTTTGAGCATACTGTAACAACATCTGCCGAAGGAGTAACAGATCTGCAAAATAGACCTGGTATTACAGTTGTCTCCACTACAGAAAGACAGATACAAGTAGATCGTGCAAGAAATGAGGATGGAACTTTTGTTGGAGATGATCCATCAACAACGACTGATGAAGCTTGGATTATTGAGACTGTTTATGATGTTGTTTATCAAGAAGCACATATTTTAGAAGTAAGTGATGGTCTTCAGATTCTAACTCAACAAGAATGGGATGCTGAGATTGCATCGTATGACGCAAGACAAGAGAAAAAGAGATATGATATTCTTCGCCCAATTCGTGATGAGATTTTTGAACTTACTGATTGGATCGTGATTAAAGCAAAAGAACAAGGAACAAATCTTTCTGCAGAATTTAAGAATTGGAGACAAGCACTCAGAGATCTTCCTACACAAACACCATTCCCATCAGGATTTCCAACTTTACCATCAATAGTAAGAACTGATGAAAAGATTTTAGCCCTTTATGCTCGCTGGAATGAAGTACTATCAATTCCGATGATTAATGATCCATTATCTGTTTAATAACTCATAGCACTTTTGGTTTCGGTCAAAGGCATAATCAGCGTATTGACCATTCTTTCTTACAAAGTGAAGAAAGAGTTGCATAAAACGATCATTTTCGTGAGTTCTTAAAGGACTTCTCCAGTGAGGTACAATCGTTCCAAGATAAGCAAGACCATGACCAATAGGTGTGACAACTGATTGCTTCTTTCCTTCCAAATCTTTAAGTTTGATTGGCCAAGGAGCATCACCACAGATATTCATCGTAACTGATATCTCACAAGATGGGCGATCAGTATGACAGTTCATCCATCCACCTTTATGATAAGTTGTAGAAAACCAATATGAGGGAATCAGTTCTTCTCCTACAAGATTCTCAAGAACTGGATGTATTCTTTTCATCACAAAAGCACAAGAAGGTGGAGCATAACAAGTCAAAACCCTACCTCTTTCTGGATCAAAATGCCCTTCTAAATTTCCAAGATCTCTCACTGCACCACAAAGGTTTTTATATTTAATCTGTATCGCTTCTTCTGGAGTTATAATTTCTGGAAGATAATACCAACCTTTTTTAAGAAACTCACTCATATTTCGTTTTATTCTATAATATGTATTCTATCATAAATACATTAAAACCTTCAAGAAATGGCAGTTCCAGCAGTTAATATAACAATTGATCAAGGTGCCGATTATGAGGAAGTTTTTACTGTTACAAATCCTGATGGTTCTCCTTTAGATTTATTAGGATATTCGTGTGAGGCAACTCTTGCTAAATTTCCAGGTGCTGTTGCTACCACATCTTTCTCTGTCGGAATCGTAACTTCTGCAGGTCAAGTAGTTGTTTCAATTGCAAACACAATCACAAGTCAACTAAAACCTGGAAGATATTATTATGATATTTTTACCGTTTCAAATACCTCAAAGAGAAAAAAAATCATTGAAGGAAATGCATTAGTTCAACCCTCAGCATAAGTTAGATGCCTGTATCATTAGGAAGTACTTCCCATAGAGTAACAGTTGGTTACTCACCTACACTCAAAGCATCATTAGCCTCTAACAGCCTTCAAGGTGCTCAGGGTACGCAGGGAGCTCCTGGAAACTTCCAAGGTACTCAAGGAGGGCAAGGTCTTCAAGGATCTCAAGGTCGTCAAGGAAATCAAGGATTACAAGGACTTCAGGGTAATCAAGGACCTCAGGGATCGCAAGGAAGACAAGGAACTCAAGGTCTTCAAGGTCGTTCTAATCAAGGTATTCAAGGTAATCAAGGACTTCAGGGTCTTCAGGGTAATCAAGGTCTTCAGGGTCTTTCTAATCAGGGTAATCAAGGACTTCAAGGCAATCAAGGATTACAAGGTCGTCAGGGATTACAGGGTCGTCAAGGTCTTCAGGGCAATCAAGGGTTACAAGGAAATCAAGGATTGCAAGGAAACCAAGGTCTCCAGGGTAATCAAGGATTGCAAGGAGTTCAAGGAAACCAAGGATTACAAGGTCGTCAGGGATTACAGGGTCGTCAAGGAAATCAAGGATTACAGGGACTTCAAGGTAATCAAGGTCTCCAGGGAAATCAGGGATTACAAGGATCCCAAGGACTTCAGGGAACTCAAGGTAGACAAGGCAATCAAGGTCTTCAAGGCAATCAAGGATTACAGGGATTACAGGGACTTCAAGGTAATCAAGGTCTCCAGGGAAATCAGGGATTACAAGGATCCCAAGGACTTCAGGGAACTCAAGGTAGACAAGGCAATCAAGGTCTTCAAGGCAATCAAGGTCTCCAAGGAAATCAAGGATTGCAAGGTCTCCAAGGAAATCAAGGTCTTCAAGGACTTCAAGGATTACAAGGAAATCAAGGTCTCCAAGGCAATCAAGGTCGTCAAGGACTTCAAGGTCTTCAGGGCAATCAAGGTCTCCAAGGCANNAGGCAATCAAGGTCTCCAAGGACTTCAGGGTCGTCAAGGTCAAGGACTTCAAGGTGTTCAGGGAAATCAAGGACTTCAGGGTCTTCAAGGAGATCAAGGTGTCCAAGGTATTCAAGGCAATCAAGGTCATCAGGGACTCCAAGGTCTTCAAGGAAGACAGGGAATTTCTGGTCGTCAAGGATCTCAGGGTCTTCAAGGAATCATTGGATTGCAAGGTGATCAAGGTATTCAAGGATTTCAAGGTACTCAGGGAAGACAAGGAACTTCTGGCCGTCAAGGCAATCAAGGTCTTCAGGGACTTCAAGGTATTCTGGGAAATCAAGGAAATCAAGGGTCTCAAGGTCTTCAAGGACTTCAAGGTCGTTCAAATCAAGGTTCACAAGGTATTCAAGGAAGGCAAGGTCTCCAGGGAAATCAAGGTATACAAGGACTTACTGGAAGATCTATCAGTATTATCGGAAATATTGCCCTTACTGCAGGAAATGAACAAGTAGAATTAACTGCAGGATTTCCTTTAGCAAGTAACGGTGATGGTGTTATTGATACAAATACTGGAAATCTATGGATTTATGATGGAATAATTTGGGTTAATGTTGGAAACGTTCGTGGTCCTCAAGGTATTCAAGGTCTTCAGGGATTACAGGGACTTTCAAATCAAGGTGCTCAAGGTGCTCAAGGTTATCAAGGAACACAAGGATCTCAAGGAATCCAAGGTCTTCAGGGTATTCGCGGTGGAGACTTTGGACCAACTGTTAAAAATATTCTCTATGTTACAGAAGATGGAAACGACACAAACTCAGGACTCAGACTTGGACAAGCAAAGAGAACAATCGGAGCAGCCCTCACAGCAGCAACAACAGGAACAACTATTAAAGTTAGTGCTGGATCTTATCTAGAAAATAATCCTCTTATTATTCCAGAGCAAGTTTCTATTGTTGGAGATAGTCTAAGAGACGTATCAGTTTCTCCACAAAACTCAAATGCGGACTTGTTCTATGTTGGAAATGGTGATTATATTGCAGAGATGTCCTTTACAGGTTCTCTAAATGCAGGAAAAGCAATCTTTGCGTTTAACCCAAATCAAATAGGATACTTTAATCAGTCTCCTTATATTCAAAACTGCACTAACTTTATTCCAAATAGTATTGGATTAAAGATTGATGGATCTAAAGCAATCGGACCATTAAAGTCTATGGTTCTTGATAGTTATACTCAATATAATCAAGGT